CACATGGCAGACTTCGGACACCTCAAGGCCCTTGAGGTCAAGGCCGAGAGCACGGTAGAGTACCGGCTCTGGCAGATTAAGGGCACCCCCCTGCTCACACTGGCCCCGGCCACCGAGAGCAACATCCCCTTATTCAACGCGGCCCTCAAGCGCTCTGGCAAGGGCGCCAAAAATGTTAGGGTGAACGCGCAGGCCGACCTCGGCACCATCAAGGAGGGCCGCCTGCACGACTGCGAGCTGTACTCCAAGTTCGTCGTAAAGGGCTGGAGCGGCGTGGTGGACTCGAGCGGGGATGAGCCGCCTTTCACCGTGGAGAACGTCCACGACTTCCTGACCGCGCTGCCGGACTACATCTTTGATGATGTGAGGGAGTACGCGCGGAACCCAGCCAACTTCGTCGACGAGATGCCAGATACCGGGGCCGTCTCGGGAAACTGAGCAGGCGACTCCTCTGGGAGCTTAGGTACGCCAGGGACGGGTTTTCCGTCGAGGCTGCGCAGCGCAAGGGTCGGGCTCTCCCCGACTGGTTCCTAGACGAGCCGCCGATCATGCCCGGCGACGAGTTCTATGTCATCGCGTTCTGGAGGCTGAACACGGAGCGCCAAGTGGGCATGAGCGTGGGACCCATACCGCACAGCAAGTGCGTGGAGTACGCCATACTGAGGGGAGTGTGCCAGGAGTTGCTGGACCACTTCTGCGATGTTATGCGGGCCATGGACGAGGCGTACAGAGACTGGATGGAGAAGGGGCGGCCCAAGCCACCCCCCACCAAGCCTCAGCCGGGCAAGATGATAGTCAGGGGTAAGAGCGGTGGCTGAGTTCAGGATAATAGTCACGGTGGATCCGTCGCAGGCGGTGCGAGGCACGCGACGCGTCGACAAGGCGCTCAACCGTACTGCCAGCACGGCGCAGAGGCTACAGTCCACCCTCAGGCGCGCGTTCGTCTTCCTAGGCCTGGTCGAGGGCTCCCGCAGACTTATAGGTCTGGCCGACGCGTTCACGCAGGTACAGAACCGGATCCGGGTCGTCACCAAAAGCGAGGCGGAGCTGGAGGTGGTGACTAACAAGCTGTTCGAATCCGCTACCCGGACCAGGTCCGAATTCCGGTCCACGGCCGAGGTCTATGCCAGGGTCAGCCTGGCCACCAGGGAGCTCGGCATAAGTCAGCAGCAGACGCTCGACTTCACCGAGTCCCTGAACCAGGCCGTCATCCTGTCCGGCGCCTCCGCCCAGGAGGCTAGCGCGGGCCTCATACAGCTAGCCCAGGGCCTCGGCTCCAACCGGCTGAGCGGTGACGAACTGCGGTCGGTGCTGGAGCAGTTGTCCGTGGTCGCCGACGTCATAGCCAAGAAGATGGGGGTCGCGCGTGGGGCCCTACGTGGGCTGGGCGAGCAGGGTAAGATCACAGCCAGCATAGTCCTTGAGGCCTTCAAGGAGGCCCGTCAGGAACTTGCTATAAAGTTCGCCAAGACCATTCCCACCATAGGGCAAGCCTTCGTACTGTTGAACAACCAGGCTGTCAAGCTATTCGGTGAGTTCACCACTGGCACCGGCGTATCGCGGGGGCTCGTGGATACCATCAAGTTCCTAGCCGAGAACCTGGAGACGGTGCTGCGTACGGCCGCGGCGCTGGGAATAGTGCTGGCCATCAACCTAACCCGGCGCGGGATTGTGGTCGCTACCAGGGCTATGATAGCCTTTACTGCGTCCATAGTCACAAACCCGATCGGGGCGCTACTCACCACGCTGACCGTGGCCACCGCGGCCTTCATAGCGTTCGCGGACGAGGTACCTATAGGCACGGGTAGGCTAGCTACCCTGGAGGACGTAGGTGTCGCAGCCTTCGAGTCCGTCTCCGAGGTGGCTGCGGACTTGTTCGTCATGTTCCAGGAATCGTTTCCGGAGATGGCAGAGCTGGCCCGCACGGCCTTCAAGGACGTGGATTTCTCCGTGGAGGGTTTCGCCAGGGGCGCAGCCCGCTCCGTAGACTTTGTGATCGGTGCCTTCAAGGGCCTAGTGACTGCGGTGCCCAAGATATTTGAAAACTTCGCCGTGGATATTGACAGGATATTTACATCCATACTCAACTCCCTGCTGCAGATTTTGGTGAAATCGTCGAACCTCATATCTAAGGCGATCAATTCAATACTGGTCCCCCTTGGTGCCCAGGCGCTGAGCATACTGAATCCCGTAGTATTGGATGTGCCAGCCAAGAGTAAGAGGCTAGGCTCCATAATAGGGGAATCAATAGCCGAGGGCATAGAGTCGCAGACCGCAGCCGAGGACGCCCTAAACAGCCTGTTAGCGAAGGCCGAGGACATCGCGCGCAGGCGTCTGGCTGGTGAGGCCGAGGCCGAGAGGGCGCGCAAGGCCGCGGAGCAGGGCTTGCTGATACCAGGCCAGAAGGTGAACAGGGCCGACCCTGCGTTCGAGAAGCTACTGGAAGATCTTGCCAAGGAGGCTCGCGGGCTGCGCGAAGTAGGCCGCGAGCGTGAGATAGTGACCACGCTCCTGAAGGCGGAGAAGGACCTGAAGCGCGAACTGACCGCGACGGAAGAGGGCCGCATCAGGCCCCTCATAGAGGGCAACCTAGCACTAAAGGATCAGCAGGAGATACTGGAGGACATACGGGCGCCCGCCGAGGAGTATGCCCTGGCGCTCGCCGCCTTGATTAAGCTGGAGAAAGCTGGCAAGATAAGCTCGGACCAGTTGACCGTATCCCGCAGGCAGGAAAGGATAGAGCTGCTGGAGACGCAGCGCACGGCCGCCGCCGGCGTGGAGCGCGCCCTGCTTAAGATACAGGAGAGCTCCTCGGACTTTGCCACGTCCTTCGAGCAGGCCGTAACGAACTCCTTCAGCGCGGCCACTACGGCGCTAGAGGACTTCTTTGCCACGGGCGAGTTTGGCTTCGAGCAGATGATTAACTCTATAATAAAGGACCTTACCCGGCTGGCCATACAGCGTGCTATACTGGCGCCTCTGGGCGACCTGTTCAGCGGCGGCGGCAGTGGCGAGGGTGCCGCGGGCGCGGCTGGGGGGCTCCTGTCCAACTTGGGCAGCTTCGAGGGTATATTGAATGGCGGCAGTTTGAGCAGCTTGTTCAGCTTCGGCGCTGCGCATGGTGCTCAGTTCACGGTCGGCGGTTCCGGTGGTACTGACCAGACGCCTGTGAGCTTTATGGCTACACGCGGCGAGGAGGTGACGGTCAGGACTCCAGGGCAGCAGCGTTCGGGACGCGGCATAACCCAGCAGTTCTTCCTGAATGACGCGGCATCCGACGAGTTCCGCAGGAACCCGCGCCAGGTAATGTCCAGGGCCGCGGCTGGCATCACCCGGGCAAGCGGGAGGGCTTGACATGGCATTCCACGACGTGAGACTGCCCGACGACATAGAGAAGGGCGCCAGTGGTGGGCCGGGGTTCAAGACCACCGTGACTCCCCTGACAAGTGGTCACGAGCAGCGGAACATAGACTGGGACAAGGCGCGCGGCCGCTGGGACATAGGCTACGGCCTCATGAAGCAGGACGACGTCACGCTGCAGGCGACGGTGGACATCATACTCGCCTTCTTCTACACGCGGGAAGGCAAGGCACACGGCTTCAGATTCAAGGACTGGTCCGACTTCAGGATAGGTACCTTCTCTACCCCAACTACGGATAACCAGTCTATAGGCACAGGGGACGACTCCCAGACGACCTTCCAGGTATTCAAGCGGTACTCCTCGGGTGGGATAGACTACGACCGCGACGTAACGCACATAGTCGCCGCCACGTTCGCCGTGCTGTTCGATAACGTGGTACAGGCCACGCCCGCCGTGTACACCATAGACCTGCTGACCGGCATCATCACCTTCGTGTCACCACCGGGTGGGGGCGTGGACGTGCAGGTGGCGCTCGAGTTCGACGTGCCGGTCCGGTTTGATACTGACCTGATGGATCTCAATGTGCAGATATTCGAGAGCGGCGCCTGGCCCAACATACCCATCTTGGAACTCAGGCAATGAAGTCCATATCCGGTGGACTGACTACGCACATCACGGGCGAGACCACCTCCCTCACCACCTGCTGGAAGCTAAAGAGGACTGATGGCGTCATCCTGGCTGCCACCAGTCTGGACACCGACGTCCCCTTCGACCTGAGCGATGGCGACGGCGTGCTGACGTACAAGGCCGCTACCGGTCACGACCGATCGGCACTGGACAACACGGCTGACTTCAAGGTCGACAATATGGAGGTCCAGGGCCTGATAGAGAGCTCCACGGTCACCAAGGCAGACGTTCGAGCCGAGTTGTACGACTACGCCGAGGTGAAGATATTCCAGGTCAACTTCAGGGACCTGACGCAGAACGAGTTGAAGATGACGCGCGGGTTCCTGGGCCAGGTAAGCCTGAAGGACACCATATTTGTGGCCGAGCTCCGTGGCCTGATGCAGCTATACGCCCAGGAGATAGGGGACATCATCACCCCTGAGTGCATCGCCGACCTGTTCGATACCAAGTGCAAGGTAAAAGAGACACCGCCCGTGCGAGTAGGGTCCACAGCATACACGCTGACGGACATAAATGACGCTAACGTGGGAAGCTACGTGAGGCCCGCCACGCCGAACGATAGGTACTTCAGGTGCACCGTTGCGGGTACCTCTGCCGCGGACTTCGGTCTGGAGCTCGAGGACGGCGCCGGCTTGCTACAGCTCGAGGATGGCTCGGGCAACCTCATACTCGAGGCCGCCACAGGCCTCTTGCTGGAGGACGGCGCCGGCCTACTGCAGCTCGAAGACGCCACGGGCGTGCTCATATTCGAGGGTCCCGAGGGAGGGGAGCCACTGTGGAACCTCACCCTGGGCGGGACGACGGTGGACGGCACGGTAACCTGGACCGCGGTGCGTGCCAACCAGATACCGGCGACCGTGGACATAGTCACAGACCGCCGGGTGTTCACCATAAACGGAATACCAGCCACGGACGCACCGGACATCTTCTTCCGGGAGGGTCTGGTGTTATTCAGTTCGGGACTCAATTCCAACTTGGTTCTGAAGAGGGAGGTCAAGGATTGGGATCTGTCCTTGCGTCAGGTGACGCTCTGGCGTCCCATGCCATTCGACGTGGTCAGTGGCGACGCCCTAGACATGTCGTCCGGCTGCAACAAGTCCACGGGCGTGTGCAACGCCACCTATCTTAACATATTCAACTACAGGGGCCGACCGCACGTGCCAGGCGAGAACCGGAGATGGGAGGCCCCCTATGCCGGGTCGTAATGAGTTCGTAGAGATTGTCCGGTCGTGGATTGGCGTGCCCTGGAGAAATGTGGGCACCCGGCGGGAGGGGGTGAATTGCCTGGGCCTCCTAGTCGGCGCCGCGCGCGAGATGGGCGGCCTAGAGGACCTGGTGTACAAGGCCGAGCCGTACGCCAACTTCTCGCGTCCCCATGGCGAGATGCTACGCAAGATGAAGGAGCACCTAGGGGTTATCGGCATGGGCGAGGCCTTGCCTGGCGACCTAGCGCTCTTCCGGATAGGCGCGGAGCCGCAACACGTCGTGTTGCTCACGGATCCGGGCATGGTGGTGCACAGTTGGAAAAGGGCCGGTCGGGTCAGGGAGCAGCCCATAATGTCGGACTGGTCGCTGTCCTCCGTGTTCAGGATAGAGGAGCTGGACTGATGCTCCGGCACGTGTCATCGTTGCTGCGCAACCTGTGGCTGGACGAGTCCGGCGGCAGTGAGGGTGCGCGGCTGGGTCTCGGCCTCGGCGGCGCGGCCATCGGGTTCGCGTTGCTCGGCCCGTTCGGCGCCTCGGTCGGATTCCTGGCAGGCCAGACGGTGGGTAATATACTGTTCCCACAGGAGCTGCCAGACATAGACGGCCCGCGCCTGGAGGGCAGCCGTAACATGACCGCGTCCTATGGGGATCCGATTAGGATCGCGTATGGCAGGGTCGTGTGCGGTACCTCCCTGACATACTACCCCGGGTTTGAGGAGCACGTTACAACGGAAGAGTCCGGCGGTAAGGGTGGAGGCCCCACGCAGACCTCCAGGAGCTACACGTACACCGGCGACTTCGCGGTGGATGTGTGCGAGGGCCCGGTGGACTCCATTCTGAAGATATGGGCCAACAAGAAGCTCATATACAACGCTGAGGGCACGACGAATCCTATAGTGGATGTGGCGCGGCTGAACAGGGCGCCGGGCGCGAACGCCATACGCCTATACCTCGGTACCGAGACTCAGTTGCCGGATCCTACGGAGACGGCGGACAAGGGCGTGGCAGCCACGCCTGCCTACAGGGGCACGGTCCGCGCGTTCTTCCAGAACTACCCGCTGGATGATACTAGCGGCGTGCCCCCTGAGATACTAGTTTTGGTGGCCACTAATGCCACGGAGGTGCTGTCTACGACCACCGTAGACAACCCGGGGGAGGGCGACGCCGCGTGGGAGTGGCAGCCCGGACTAAACTCCTGGCTGATAATGAGCATGTCCAGGGTAGACAACGCCTCACAGAGGGTGATTACTACTGACTCCAGCGTCAACGGGGACCAGCTGTTCCCTTGCGCAGATAGGAGTGGGAACTTCTGGTCTGTATCCCGGGGTCGCTCGTTCCGCAAGTACGACGGCATCACGCTGAAGCAGATCGGCGCGACCCAGACGTGGCTGGACCCCTTCGACGGCACGGGCATAGGTGATGACAGTCTACGCTGGGAGGACGGCATTGTGTTCGGGGGCATACGTATGCCGGACGGCACCATGGCTAGTGAGAAGCTGTTCTTCGCAGAGCAATACTTCGGGGGCGACCAACCCATAGTCGTGGTGGACCTCGACAACTGGGATCAAGGGGACTTCGGCGGCGTCATAAACACATACCTGCAGCTGGACGAGCTGGAACCCACCCTGGTCGTGGACGAAGACGGGTACTGCTGGTTCATATCCCAGAACGGTGGTATATCCACCCTGTCCAGGGTGAGCCCGGGCGACGGAAGCGTGGTGGAGACCCACGCGTTGGATACGTCATATGGGGACATAACGTTCGATCGACTGACGAACAGCATAATCTGCATCAAGGCGCTGAGCCACATGATACGCTGGAGCGTGGACAGCAACTCCGAGACGGCGCGCCTGGTCTTTACCGACAAGTTCCCCGTCACTTCGTCCGGTAAGAACCTAACGGCGTACCGTGCTGGCGTGAACCAGGACGGCAGGATATTCATACAGACTGGGGCCTCACTAGGGGAGACCACGGAATTCTACGTGCAGGGCGTCATGTCGCAAGGCAGGTCCTACTCTATGGGAGGGGACTTCGGCCTGCCCTCCTCTACGACACACCGCGGCTTCTTCGACGAAAGCCGTAACGCGATCATTAAGAGGCACGATACTACGGGCGACATATTCTATCTGTACCTGGACCGCAAGACCGGCGGCACGATCACTGTGAAGGAGATAGTGGACGATGTGTCCGCCAGGGTAGGACTAGCGGCCTCGGACATAGTGACCACCAACCTGACCGACACGCTGCATGGGTACCTGATAGATCGACGCATGCCGGCCCGCAACGCGCTCGAGCCTTTGCGCAAGTTCTTCTTCTTCAACCCGGTGGAGGAGGACTTCGTGGTGAAGTTCCCGAAGCTAGGGGGCGCGTCGGTCGCCACCATACCGAACGATGACCTGGCCGCGGGGGAGGGGGGACCGAGGAACACCGTGCAACGCCTGGAGGAGGACGTGGTCCAGGTGACCGAGCTGCCGGAGCTGCTGGAGCTCACCTATGCGAACGCGCTCGGGGAGTACCTGCCGATAGTGCAAAGGGCCAAGCGCCCGCGCGCCACGACCAACTCCAGGAGGCGGAGGAACATGACCTTCCCCGGCACCTTCCTGACCAACGAGGACGCTGCCCGGAGGCTGGAGACCTTCCTGTACAATATATGGACCAAGCGCAGGCCGATAAGTATCAGCGTGTCCCAGAAGTGGCTGACGCTCAGTCCCGCCGACGTGGTGGACGTCGTGGAGGGTGGCGTGACACAGGAGGTCGTGCTAGGCGACGTGGCCGTGGGCGCCAACAACGTCATCGAGATGAAGGGAGCGGCAGACGACCCGTCCACCCTGGTCAGCGCGGCCACAGGTGAGGACGCCGATACGCCCGTGCAGGTCCTGGAGTTCACCGCGGCCTCCGCGATCTTCATACTGGACATACCGCTGCTGCGCGACGTGGATGACGGGTTCGGAGTATACGTGGCGGCTGGCCCGCTAAATAACCTGGCGTGGCCCGGCGCTGAGGTCCTGCGGTCCTCGGACGGCACGCTATACTTCCCGCTAAGCTTCGTGGCCAGTCCCCGGGAGGTAGGCCACGGGTTCGCCGCGGCGGCCCTGGCCACGGCCACGGACGAAGGCGTATTCGACAGGACCAACACAATACAGATAACCATGTTCAACGGTACCCTGCCGTCCTCCACGGAGGCGCTCGTGCTGGATGGTGCCAACGCACTGCTGATCGGCAGCGAGGTGGTGAACTACGTCACGTCGGTCGACGACGGCAACGGCCTGTTCACCATATCCACGCTGTTGCGCGGGCGCGCGGGCACTGAGGGGGAGATGGGCAGCCACGTAATATCCGAGAAGGTGGTGTCCCTGGAGGATACGTCGCTGATACGCAAGCCGCTGGACGTGTCCGACAAGGACGTCGCGTTCTTCTACAAGGGCGTTACCCGGGGCGGCGCGCTGAATGACGGGGCTTCCCTGCGCAAGTCGGTTACCGTCCTGGGCAAGTCGCGGTGGCACCGGGCCGCGGCCCATACGCGTGGCACCATAACGTCGGACGACTGGACCATACTCTGGGACTGGAGGGCAATAATCAACGGCTCGTGGAAGAACCTGGTGGGTGTGCCGCCCGGCATAGTCCTGGACTTCGAGGTCGACGTACTCAGCGGTCCGGCAGGCACGGTGCTGGCCACGTACACGTCCACGATCACCGCGAACGGTTCGGTGGTCACGGACGCCACCGCGACCTTCTTCTACGACGACGCGGACCAGGTCGTCGACTTCGGAGCGGTGCAGACCACACTGACCGTCAAGATATACCAGGTAGACCTCGTGGTGGGCCGCGGCTTCCCACGGGAAGTCACACTGGTGGGAGGCTGACGTGACGCTGCCGAATCTAATAAATGATCCGCGTACCATAGACATGCCCGCGCCCCCGATCAAGTGGCGCGAGATCCGGTCCAACGAGCGCGACCTCCTGCTGGACCTGAACGCGAACGAGAGCGTGGACGTGGACTGCACTGCGGGCGGGACCATAGTGTTGACGGTGGCGCAGCGGGAGCCGGTATACCTCGCGCGACTTACGGGTACCCCCGGCGCTGGCTTCACGGTAGAATTCGCGGATGGGAACAAGCAGGTTACCATAGAGAATGCCTCCGGGCAGACTGCGACCATCGAGACGGCGACAGGGGCCGCGTCTCCTCCCACCGTCCTAGACGGCGACACCGCGATCCTGCAGGTGCGCGGCACGGACATCTCCGTCGCCACGGTGGTGAGCCTAGTAGATGGTTCCCTCCTACACGGAGGACAGGTCGACCCGACAGGTAACTTCGACTGGCTGGACCTTGAGCTGAAGGGCGCCGAGCTCCTGGACACGGCCTACGTGATGACCTCGCCCTCCAGCAGCGGCAACATCCTCAACCTGGACTGCGAGCTCGGCAACTGGTTTGACGTGACGCTCACCGAGAACGTGGACCTTCTCAATATCCTTAACCCGGCGATTCACTTCTCTGGGATCAGGCTGGAGGACGGTTCGGGCGAGCTCATTCTGGAGGACGGATCCGGTAAGCTCCTGATCGAGGACAACGACGCTGTAGCAAACGTGTTCCTGATAACTCGGCAAGATGGTGGCGGTGGCCACGTCTTGACGTTCCCAGCCTTCTTTAAGTGGGAGCAGAATACTGGCGACAGTCCCTCACCCTCCACCGCAGCAAATGAAGTAGACATATACTGGTTCTTCCGCCTAAATTCGAACTCATTGAACCAGCTGAAGTTGGAGACGGGCATAGACGACCACCTGGGCCTGGAAGACGGAAGCGGCCGGCTCCTCTTGGAGGATTCGGGCTCGACGGTATGGTTCTCGAATCAGCTCGGAAAGAACATGGGGTAGAAGAAGATGGCACTACCAAACCTAGGCGGCGCCACTACCGGTGGCACGATCACCGAGGGCCAGGACAATAAGGAGGTTACCTCCAACAACCTGGACAGCCTCCTGGACAACTCGCAGAACGCGTCCTCCGACCTCGTCGTTACGGCCGGCGGCACGTTCAACCTCGACACGCCTCAGGCGCAGCTCGACATTTACCTCGGCAGCGGCCTGATCCGACTGACCGGCACGCCGGGCGCTGCGACAACGATCATAGTCCCGGACGGTGATCGGCGCATCGCCTTCGAGAACGTCAGTGGACAGTCCGCCACCATAGACACGGTGACGGGTGCCACACCGTCTATAGCCCTACCCACCGGCGTCTCGACCGTACTGCATGTCCGAGGCATCGAGATCACTAAGACGGGTGACACGGCCGCCACCTCCGGCGCCCTGCAGGCCGATGGCTCCGTGGCGGTGACGGGCGACTTCGACTGGGCCGACAACGAGCTTAAGCGTGCCTACCTGATCGACTATGCGGAGGGGTTGTTCAACCCGGTGGCGGCGGCTGCGATCACCCTGGACTTCGAGGTGGCGTCCGTCTTCGACGTGACCATGGACCAGGCCACGACGTTCACCTTTACTAACCCACCGGCTACGGGCAGGGTGGGAAGCTTCACACTGATACTGCGGCAAGACGGCGCAGGTGGACATGTCCCAACATTCCCCGGGTCCGTGGACTGGAACGAGGCGAGCGCGCCGACCTTCTCCACGGGCGCGAACGACATAGACATCGTAACCTTTGTAACTGTCGACGGCGGCACTGTGTGGTTCGGCTTCCTGGGGGGTAAGAACTTCGGATGAGTTTCGCCTCTGCCAGAGTTGCTATAGGAAACATCCCGCTCCGGGGCTTAACCTTCGGTGACGCCTTTCCTGTGGTGCAAGCTACGAATGAGACCATCATCACCAGTCCTGGGACGCTGACGATAACTAAGCCCTCGGGGACTATCGATGGTGATCTGCTCCTGGCTCATTTCTCTCGCCGCTGGGACAGCTCGACCGATCCGCCGTTTGTCCAGACCTCGGGCGGGACGTTCACGGTGGTGTATCAGAACACCTACGGGTCGGGCTTCCAGGCCGGGGCGGAAGCTACCATGTACCGGATCGTTCAGGCCGGCGACACCACGTGGGACTTCGACGTGCAGTCTTCTGGACGATCCTCGGTCTTCGTGTCGAGGATCGACGGACACGACCCGGTCAATCCCATTGGGGCGTTCGCTTTCGCCGTCCTCGGCGGAACGGACCTTATCACGTTCGACGGCATCTTCTGTGACCGGACAAACGGACTGCTTATGCATCATCCCACCTGTAGCCACAGCTTGAGCGGCGTCGGGTTCACGTCAGGCGATCCTGATACTACTGAGATACATGACGCATCCCACGGGTCAGGCACAAACGGCCACCAGCACGCGGTGGCGACGGAAGAGTTCGCCGAGGGTGGGGGGACTGGCCCCAGAACCTGGACGTGCGCGGCCAACGGCACCGACCGCCGTGGCGGCGGATGGTCCTGGGTGCGACCGATCCTCGGCACGCCGGATCACCTCGAGTTCGAAGGCAGCGGAGATGATCTCCTGCTGGAGGGCGGCGACTTCTTGATATTGGAATGACAGATGGCTGATACAAAACTATCCGCACTTGCGCTCGGCGTACTAGCCGAGGCAACCGAGATATACCTCAATGCGACTGGTTCCAGGCGGACCACGTTTACTGCGGCGCGAGACTTCTTGCTGACGGCGGCGTGCCGCGCCAACTGCGTGGCCGCTACCACCGCCGCCCAGGTCCTGGCCGACGACTTCGAGTCGGGCGACGTCATAGACGGTGTGACCCTGGCGCTGGCGGATCGCGTGCTCATAAAGAACCAGACGCTCGGCGAGGAGAATGGCATATACACTGTCAACGTCGCCGCGCCGCCCACCCGCGCCACCGACTTCGACACCGATGCCGAGGCCGTCTTAGGCGCCCTGGTCGCCGTGTCGGGCGGTACCGCCAACGGCACGAGCGTCTGGATGCATAGCACGACCGGCGCCATCACCCTGGATACCACGCCCCTAACGTTCGCCGAGCTCCTGGCCGCCTCCAACTTCCTGCAGCTGGCTGACACCCCCAGCAACTACACGGCCGATAGCCGCAAGTTCCTCAGGGTGAACGATGCCGAGAACGCAGTGGAGTTCGTGGCCGAGCACAACAAGGAGCCGGTCAAGTTCGCCACGACCGCCGCTCTCACGCTGGCCGACGACTTCGAGAACGGCGACCCCCTGGACGGCGGCACCCTTACCACGGGCGACCGCATCCTGATAAAGGATCAGGCGTCCGGTGCCGAGAATGGTCTCTACACCGTCCAGGGCTCCGGCGGTCCCGTGCGCGTGCCAGACATGGACGACGACCCGGACGTGGTGCAGGGCATGACTGTGGCCGTCCTCCAAGGCACCGCGAACGCCAACTCCATATTCCAACTGACCACCACCGGCGCCATAACGCTGGACGTCACGGCCCTGACCTTCGTGCAGATAAGCGGCGGCGGTGGGGCCAGCGACTTCCTGAGCCTGACCGACGTGGACCCCAGCTCCTACTCGGGCCAGTCCGGTAAGTCTGTCAACGTGAACACGGCGGAAGACGGACTGGAGTTCCTCATTCCTTCACCTGGGGGAACCGTGGTTGGTGCGCCGTTCTCCGGTGCCGTAGTGAAGAACGCATCTAATCTAGCGGGGAATTTCCAATCTGCGGCTGATGCCGTCACCTTCGATACTGAGACATATGACATAGGTGGGTGGCATAGCACCTCAGTCAACACCGAAAGACTTACGGTCCCCGCTGGTATAAACAAAGTGAGGATGACGGCAGCCATCAGAGATGTTGGAGCTTCGGCAGAGCAATGGGCTTTCGCAGAGTTCCGAAAGAACGGCAGCGTTGCTGTGGGCACCTCAAGGTCTATTGTCGATGTGGGCGCTAATCCAGCTATGACATTGGCCTCTCCGGTTCTAGATGTGGTGGAGGGAGACTACTTCGAACTCTTTTACCAAATCCAAACCGACACATCGTCGGACCTTCTCGCGATAGGAACGCATTTTTCCATAGAGGCCGTCGAGGCCGTAGCCCCGTCGTCCAAGGTAATCGGGCCGTGGCTTGAGCTCGACCGGCAGACGGCGGTCGCCTCGTCAGAGATAGACTTCACGTTTGATCCGGCTCTCTATGACGAGATAGAGGTTGCCATATCCGGTCTCCACTCCTCTTCTGATAGTGACACCCTGGACTTCCTAGTGTCAACAAACGGCGGCGTCAGCTTCCTAGGTGGGAGTAATTACAGACATGTTCGAGCTGCCCTGTCGGATGGCGGGGGCAGTGGTGCTGAGGCCTACGCCGGTGTGACGAGTGACTCGACCATTCAACTATCTGGCAGCTCATCGATCAGTAACGTAGCTACAGAGGTCTTCTCAGGGACTGTGACACTGCACGAGCCATCCGCCATCGTGTCAAAAGTCGTTGCTTGGTCTCTCCAGGCACAAACATCGGCGGACGTGGCGCAACAGCATGAGGGAACGGGACATCTAATATCCGATACTGCCGCTATAAATGCCATCAGGTTCATCCTGGTGACGGGGAACCTGACGGGGCAGTTCATCCTGCGCGGTCGGCCCAAGGCGGGAGTGGACTTCTTCCACGCAACGCCGGTCAACGGCGTGGGCCAGCCGTTCAAGGGCGCGCTGGTCAAGATGACCGCCGACCTGGCGGTCAATACCCAGGTGACCCAGTTGATAGCCTGGGAGGAGATCGTCTACGACCTCGGCGGGTTCTGGTCCTCCCTCACCCCGTCTCGCCTCACCGTTCCTGCCGGCGTCACCAAGATTCGGCTGAACGCCGCCGTGTACGACTCCACAGGAGGTGCTTCGGACTTCAACCTATTCCAGTTCCACAAGAACGGCGCCCTGTTCACCGGGTCCAGCACTCTCAGGAACCATCCCGATATTGGGACCCACCTGCTCTCGATAGCCTCCCCCGTCGTCGAGGTGGCTGAAGGGGACTACTTCGAGGCGTTCTACCAGCAACAAAGTGATACCTCCTCGACCATCAACGCGGTGAGGTCCCACTTCTCCGTAGAGGTGGTGGAGGGCATCGCGACCAGCAACACTCCGCGCGGCGCCATGGTCAAGCCTGCGGCCGACATCATCGGGGCGAACTACACGGCACAGACGGCAGTTCCATTCGACGCCGAGGTCTACGACACGGACAGCGTCCACAGTACCAGCGTGAACAACACGAGGCTCACCGTCCCGGCCGGCGTCACCCACGCCCGCGTGCACTTTAACGTCAGGCTGAACAACATCGTCGAGGGCCAGTACACCAGGGTGGACATATTCAAGAATGGGTCTGGTACCTTCGACGGCGCCACAACGCTCAGGGCCGACAACGCGGGGACGGGGCAGGGGTTCTCCATAAGTACGCCGGTCCTGGAGGTCGTGCCGGGGGACTACTTCGAGGGCTTCGTCCTCATAGAGACGGAGACGACGATAGACGTGACGGCGAACCAGACCTCCCTCTCAATGGAGTTCATCAACGACGCGCTCATCGTGGCGACCACCGATCCCAGCGCCGTGGGCGTCCCGTTCAAGGGCGCCCTGCTACAGATCGATAGCGATTTCACTCTAGTCGACGTCACTACAACGACCATAGACTGGGGGAGTGCCACTTACGATGTTGGTGGATGGTTTAGCTCCGGAGCAGTCTCTCGTCTTACAGTTCCGGCGGGCGTCACCAAAGTGCGAGTCAGTTCCAACCTCGCTATGACTGCATGGGGTACTGGCGTCAGGTTCATTGGATTTTTGCAGAAGAACGGTGCTGATGTTAGGGGCGGCTCCTTTAGCGATATGACGGGAGACCCCAACAATCAGGTTGCGATTAACCTGACCAGCGCCGTCCTCAATGTGGTTCCTGGCGACTACTTTGAGATCAGAGCGTTTCAGGATAGTGCTGGCAACGAGACTTTGGGCCCGGCCAGTAGGGGAGAATACAACTGGTTCTCCATAGAGGCCGTTGAGGCCATCGCCCCCTCGACGGCAATCCGCGGGGCCTTGGCCACTCTTGTGGCGGATGACATAGGCGTGAACTTTGTGGGCGCCGCTGCTGTCGTGTTCGACAAGGATGTATACGATACCGACAGCATCCACGACACCGTTTCGAACAACACTCGCCTGACGGTTCCGGCGGGAGTCACGCATATTCGTCTAAACTTCAATGTCCATCTAAGCAACATTATCACTAATGAGTTCACAGTTATCTCTATCCGAAAGAATGGGAGCCTTGACTGGGATGGCGTCGCTACCCAACGATCCGATGCCAACTCTTCTATTGCTCAATTGAATGCCATAACTGGAGTGGTCGAGGTGGTTCCCGGTGACTACTTCGAGGCCTTCATTCAGATTGAGGCCGAGACGACGGTAGACGTGAATGCCAGCAGAACGAACTTCGGCATGGAGATCGTAGAGCGGACCGCCCTCGTCCAGGCTCCGGCAACTGGCAATACCTTCAAGGGCGCCCTGGTCAACTTGGCCGCTGACGAGGTGGACACAGTCAACTACACATCACCCGTGGCGATCGCGTTCGACGAGGAGGAGTACGACATCGGAGGTTGGCATGACGATGTGACCGATAATGAGCGTCTGACCGTCCCCGCTGGTGTGACCAAGGTGCGCGTCAACGGCCAGGTGCTGCTGATAACAGGCGTGTCCGGGGACTTCCTGCAGCTGGAGATCCGCAAGAATGGATCCGGCGTCTACATAGGCTCCGCATTCACGAAGGTCGAGCCCAATTCCACCACGCAGTACGGAAACGTGACGACCTCCGTGATAGACGTGGTGGAGGGGGACTACTTCGAGCTGGCCCTAACGGTGGAGTCCGACACCACCATCACCGTAAGGAGCGACCGCACGTCCTTATCCATAGAGGCCGTAGAGACCGTCGCCCCCTCTACCAATCCGCGCGGCGCCCTCGTCACCCTGGCCGCGGATGAGGTTGACGCGGACTATACCACCGCGACGGCAGTTCCGTTTGACGCCGAGCAGTACGACACGGATACCGTTCATGACAACTCCACCAACAATACTCGCCTTACAGTTCCGGCGGGTGTCCGACACATCCAGCTGGTCGGACAGGTACAAGCGTCCAGCGTCATAGCGGACGAGTGGATGCAGATCGACATCCGCAAGAACGGCAGCGCGGCGTATATCGGCTTCGCGCAACAGATGAACGAGATCGGGAAGACCGAGAGCGGCACGCAAGTCGTCTCACCTATTCTTGAGGTGATCGCGGGGGACTACTTCGAGCTGTTCCTGCGAGTGCAGACCGAGGCCACGATCACCTTGGTCGATGACCAGACGTGGTTCGCCATGGAGATCGTCGAGCCGGCAGTTGTTACCGGTAACACCGGGATGCAGTTCATAGAGAAGCAAGAGGGCAGCAACCAGGCGTCCATGGACTTCACTGGGTTCAACTCCACGCTGTATGACTCCTACCTGTTCGTGATCGCGAATCTCGTACCTGCGACCGACAACGTGAATTTTCAGATAAGGACGTCCGGCGACGGGGGAAGTACATTCGACAGCGGAGGCTCCGACTACGCCCGAAACAGGGCCGGTCGAACCGACGCCGCCGCGAATGACGTGTGGCTCACGAGGGGCGAGGCTACGGCCACGGGAATCGCCGTGACATCCAACGAGAATATCGGCAGCGCGGCCAATGAGGACGGACTGTCGGGCGAGTTCAAGATATTCGGTCCGCACCTGGCCAAGAGAACCATAGTCGCGTTTGACGTACACTACTTCACCTCGGCGGGTAACCTGGAGATAGATATTGGGAATGGCATGAGGGATGAGGCTGCCGCGGTGGACGCCGCACAGTTCCTCTTCGCCTCCGGCAATATCGAATCCGGTACGATCACAATGTATGGGCTACGAAACTCGTAGCCACGCGGTACTCTAAGGAAAAGGGAGAAGAAACCATGGCTGATACCAAACTGTCTGCACTCGCGAGCGCCACGCTCACCGAGGTGGACACCCTCTACATCGAGGATGGCGGCACAAGTAAGAAGGCCACCGTCGCTGAACTGCGGACGGCGCTGTGCCCGAAGGGGTTCGTCCCGATGCCGCTTGGTCTCTTTCGAATTATCGGTGACGATACAGCGGATGAGATCGGAGACCTCGCAGCGAACGCCGGTCTTCTGGCCAATGATGCCACTCCGCTCTTGGAGCGTGTCAGCACTAGCACGGACAAGGCGCTGCGTATTGCATGGGCGGCGTCGGACGTGACCGAGATGCAAGCGGACCCGGTCATGATGCCGCCGGACTTGGCCGAGACCGTGGATGTAACCATCCACCTGCTTGCCCAAATGTCCGGTGCGACCGACACCCCCACCATTAACGCTGAGGTGTTCGATGCTGTGGGTGACACGGAGATGGGTGGAGTCACGGCTGCGCTGTCTGCCTCAATTCAGGAGCTGACAGTAACCATCGCCAACGCTGACATCTCAGGCAATCCGCTCGGGTTCTTCAATGTCTCGTTGATCCCCGGCGCGCATGGCACAGACATCTTGTGGCTGTATGGCGCGTGGATGGAATACACCCGCAAGCTGCCGGTGTGATGATCCTCTGGCCTCCTCGCGGCTACACCGCCTTGGTGCGACGCAACCCCTCGCTGTCCATGGCAGGGGTTGCGTCGGCCGAGGTGCCGGAGCCGGCCTGGGACGAGCTGCACGAGGTCAACTCCCGCGTGAACTTGTCCGCCAGGTACGAGCCCGACCCGCCGGGCAAGGATACCTGGGGCCAGTTTAGGCTGGTGAATGGCCTCAGGGCGGGCGACTGCGACGACTTCGCGGTGCGCAAGCTGAAGCAGCTGATGTACCTGGGGTGGCCGCGCGGCGCCGTGCGGCTAGCCACCTGCCTGGTGGATGGCACGGGACACTGCGTCCTCCGCGTCGCCACTAAGGGGGGCTCGATGGTGCTAGACAACAGACACGCCGGCATAGCGCCACCGCACCACCGCCTATACTCGGACTATGCGTGGATCGGGGAGGAACTGCCCGGCAGCCCATTCTGGTGGAGGAAGATCTCACAATGAATAAGATACTTATGGCCGCCTTCGCGGCATTAATACTGATGGGATGCACGGCTTCGGATCCCGGACTGGCGCAGGTCGCGGTGGACGAGGCACTGCCCGTGGCGGAGGAGCACCGCCCGCTCCGCATATGCCTGATCTCGGCCATGTCTGTGGAGCTGATGGTGGACCGCGTCCGGCTGTTCGAGCCGAGCAAGGCCGAGGAGACACTGGGACGACTACTCACCCTGCAGGGCGCCATGGAGGATGCCCGGATGGCCGATCCCATGTGGCGGAACACGGACATGGCGGACGTCCTATTTACCTTCTCGAGCGTCGTGACCGACACCGTGCGCGAGCGGGCGAGGGGCTACCTGTCCAGGGGGTTATCAGCGGGGTCCGTAATAACGGGGGCCAAGCGGGTGAGCGCGCAGAAGGTTAAGGCCCACGCCATGCTGAGGGACATAGGCATCATGATGGATTCCATGGTCGCGGGCAAGGTCACCGAGTCGGAACTCTGGCTGGCGTGCGAATCGCGCGTGGCTCACAACGAACGGCGTATAAGGAACCTACTGGGTCTTTAGCCATGAATACCGATCAGATCTTGGCCCGACTGTCCGAGCTCGCCTACTACGACGGCGTGCGGGCGCGGCTGCACGAGCTCGGCATGGAGTTCGTATGCCCGCCGTTCGACCACGCCGGCTCGCAGGGCATGCTAGTTCGCAGCCGAGACATGGCGGCACTGGTCTTCAGGGGCACCGAGGCGAGCGCGGGCAGCGTCAGCGACATAACTAGCAACCTGGGTGTGCCCGTGCGCTGGGCCGGCAACGGCCGAGCCCACAGTGGGTATGCCCGACACTTCTCTATGATCCGGTACGAAGCCAGGAAGATGGCCGAGCTCGTGCCGTCCGAGATCCCCCTGTACGTGACCGGACACTCGATGGGCGGGTGCCTGGCCACACTGTATGCCTCTTGGGTCGGATCTGGCAGCCCCGAGGACCACTGGCTCCACGCCTTGGTCACCTATGGTGCACCGAAGGCGTTGTCCGTCAGGGCCCTCGCCGACATGCACTGTAAAGCCGGAGCCCGCCGGTACACGAACAAGTATGACTTCGCGCCGCACTGGCCGCCGGTACTGGGCCTAACGCACCCCAAGTTACGCGTGAGAGTGGACAGTGGCGGCTGGCCGGGTCCAGTATCCAGGCACGGCGCCGACCGGTACGTGGAGGCAGTAGACCTACTGTGCGAGAGGGAGGCCTGACATGGACACCCGCCTAGCCGATATACAGGGTCTGGTCGAGCGGATCGACGAGCGTACGGTCATAACGCATGACCTAATGAAGGCTCACATAGAGCGCGACGACGAGGTACATGATGCGCTGAATAATCGGATCAACAAGCTGTACATATGGGCCGCCGGTGGTGGGCTATCGGTGACGGCCGCCGGCACGGTGGCGTGGTTCAAGGGCTTGTTGGAGTTCTGACAACACAGACACGGGAGATAAGCATGGCTCGGTACGATAAGGTGGAAGACGCGGAACTCCGCAAGGACCTTGACGCCTACTACGAGTGCGAGGGCAACAAGGCCGAGGCGGCCCGAGCACGCGGGCTGAAGTACACGACATATAAGAGCCGCCTGGACGTGGCCACCAAGCGCCTCGGCACAAAGCTGGGCAAGGTAGTCGGCGGCCGCGTGGAGCAGGTCACCAGCCAGCGGTACAAGCTGCCGAAGAAGGAGCATGTCAACTACTACATCCTCACCTCCGTCCAGAACAACACCAAGCTGCACCCCGGATTCAACAACCTGATGGGGTACTCCGAGTGGCTGGACGGGCGAAAGTTCTCCTCCTGCAAGTTCATGGTCGGCACCTTCACCTACGACCTCGCGTCCTACGGCGAGAGGAGCGTCAAGAAGGGCAAGGTCAAGGGACAGCGCGACCTCTGGTATGCGAAGGAGATAGAGGACTACATTGTGGACGAGAGCGTGGAGCTCGCGCCCGGCCTCTTCTGGTGCGGCGAGCAGAACATCCTGCCGACCGCAAAGCACCCACTCACGGCCATGGAGGACTACAACGGCCGCGCCTCCAACCTGGTACCCCACACCAAGATAGCCATGGAGAGTGTCCCGTCCATGGCTGACGAGGCGACGAAGTTCAACTACTCCACCGGCGCGGTCACGCAGCGCAACTACATCCAGAAGCGCGCCGGCATCATAGCCGAGCAGAACCACGACTACGGCGCCCTGATCGTGTGCGTGGATAGCGGCGGCAACTGGTGGGTCCGGCAGCTCTACATCGGGCCGGACGACGAGGTCCTGGACGTGGGCCCGCCCGACTGCATCGGCGTGCGCGTGCAGGCCGGCTCCGTCACCGAGGAGCACGTGACCGAGGGCATCAACTGGGGTGACATACACGCCTCGGAGATGGAGCTCTGGGTGCGCGAGCTGGCGTGGGGCGAGGGAGGCATGCTCGATATGCTGCAGCCGTCCTACCAGTTCATGAACGACCTCTACTCCATGCGGTCGCGGACGCACCACGAGATGCGCGACTTCCACCGGATGTACGAGAAGCACAACTATGAGGAGGAATCCGTCGAGGACGAGATCACGCTGACGGCCGACTTCCTAGTGGAGGCATGCCGGGACGACTGCGAGACGGTGGTGGTGCCGTCGAACCACGACCGCCATCTCGATCGCTGGCTGAACGAGGCCGACTTCCGGCTGGACCCGCTCAATGCCCGGTTCTTCTGCGCCGCCCAGTACGCCATGCTGACGGCGATAGATACAGGCGACAGGGACTTCAATATACTGGAGTGGGCCATACAGAGGTCCGTGACAGGACACGACATGCTTCCTACAGAGGCAGCCTCGAAGTTGGATGTTAGGTTCCTCGCCACGGATGAGAGCTTCGTCATAGGCAAGAGGAAGGGTGGCCGGGGCGGTGTGGAGTGCGGGCTCCATGGCGACCTGGCAGCTAACGGCGCCAGGGGCTCCACGCAGGCGCTGACCAAGCTAGGCCGGGCGCTCAACAAGGGCCACGACCACGCGGCCGCCATACGCGGCAGGGTCTTCTCCGCCGGGGCATGCGCCCTGAACCTGGCATACATGAGGGGTCCAAACTCCCAGTCCGTCAGTCACATAGTGACCTACAAGAACGCAGCCCGGGCGATCATAACCATGTGGAACGAGGCCTGGCGGACCTGATCCGTGGTGGTTTTCGGTGACGCGCGCCGAAAGGTGCACGTTGCCGACCGCCGAGGAGCCCGGACCTGGGTAGAATCCTGATTATGTGCTAGTTTAAGGCCACGAATAAGACAGCCAGGGCTAGCCAGATCAGCACGGACAGCATGGTTGCGTTGGCAAAGCACCTAACAGACATATCACCCTCCGATAATTATGATCGCGTTGCTAGTGACTATCGCCAGATAGCCCACGCACACCACGCCGGCGTTGATGACGGTCTTGCGAGTCCGCCTGAACAGGATGAACCACGCCACCAAGAGGTGCAGCGCCATCTTCGGCGCCAGCCAGTACGACCCCAACGCAGTCACGAGGTAGGCCACAAGGGGGTTGGCCTCTATGTGGCCCGCGGACAAAGCCCACTCCGTGGTCAGTGCATCGGCTCCTCCGAGTAGGAGCGCGGTGGTAGCTAGAATCCGATAGATCATTTTCCCATCCACCTTCCCGTGACCAGCCTGTACCCGATCGCCGCGATGAGCGTGACCGGGCCGAGGGCGACCAGTATCATGTAGACGCCCGGGGACAGGTTGTTGGTCGTCCTCTTGTCCCGCCTGACAACGAGCTCGCCTATGAGGAGGCCCGCGGTGACCCAGGCAGCCCACGTCCAGAACAGGCTCATGACACTGCCAACATCACCAAGGCCCCAATTACCGCGAGAGCTACGAGGACGATGAAGAATATGTCCCCGTCGCTGAATTCGCTCACATCATCGCAGTAGGCCTCGAAGTCCCGCAAGTCGTCCGAGGTCATGTCGGGGTGGGGGGCGAGCTCGTCCGTGTCGGTTGTCCGGTACTCGGTCATGTCGTCCTCCCTAGTTCTGACGTCCTGTACGCCTCGGTCCTGCGCAGGAGCTCGCCCACATCGAACGAGGGACAGTCCTTGGGCGGCGCGCCCGTCAAAGCTATCAGGTCCCGGTGCCCGAGCACGGTCACGTCCTCGAACCTCGGGTGCAGTTCCAGGAACCTGCAGATGCCGAGGATCAGCGTGGCGCCCTGTGACAACGTGAAGTTATCCTCCGCCGGTGTCGACCAGGACCTGTTTTCATCCGAGAAGGACCGGTAGGCCACGCCGCCGGATAGCGCCACGCCGAAGCTGCGTCCATTCCAGCCGCGGCCACAGCTCCCCACATGGGCGCCGGACTCGCCGATCGGTCGGCATGGGAAGCCGCCGTCCGCGTCCTGCCACTCGCCCTGTCGGGTTATGATCGCATGGTAACCATTCATCCTCCACCCACGGATCCTGTGGATCCGGTCTACCCACGCCGCGTCGACGTCGGTCTGGGGTGACGTGGCCGTGCAGTGCACGACCAGGTG